ACTTCAAGTGATAGGGTGGCTATTCATAACCGCTTGGTTGGTCTTTTGCATATGGTATGCTTGGGATCACTATCAGGAACTAATAGGCAATCGTCCTAAACACTAAAGGGATCTCTTGGAATCTGACCACAGGGGTCAGATTTTAAAAGATTTTTTAATCTACATCCATATAAAAGGAATATAACTATGGAATTCACTCCACGTAATTATTTGATCAAAGATGTTTATGCAGACTTCGCTAGGCTGTCCACTCCTAAAGAGGGCTTAACTCCGGGCAAAAAGCAGTTTGAGGTAAAACTCCGCTTTAAGTCTAAGGAAGCAGCTGATGAAGCTGAGAAGCAACATCTTATTGTTAAGACTGATCCTCAAGGCGAACGCTATGTATCAGTCAAACGTAACGAGCTACGTGCCAATGGTGAGCCAAACGGGCCACCACGGGTTGTCAATGGTAACAACCAAGAGATCGATTCCACAAAGATCGGCAATGGTTCTACTGTAAACGTCATCTTGTACCAGTTTGCTTACGATATGAATAACCGCAAGGGAATCTTCAGTTCTCTTACAGCTGTTCAAGTAACAGACCTCGTTGAGTACACTGGTGGTGCTAACAGCATGGACTTTGATATTGTCGGTGGTGGTACTGTTGCCCCTAGTGACAACGCTGGTGCTGGTGCTGACGAACTCTTCTAACCCCTCAAGACCTGAGCAAGTCTATAAACTGCTTATTTATTATTGTGAGTAGTCATCTAAGTACTTGTAGACCACATCCCAGTAGGGCAATGCTTCCAATAGGGAGATAGAACGTAGGTATCACACAAGATGTTCTGGCTACTCTCAATAGTAAATTCTCATATAAACCCTAGCTGACGCCTTTGAACCCTTCCTCCTTTCAGGTTCATAGTCCAGCTAGGGTTTATTTTTTCTCAGAAAGGAATCCCCAAGGGGGGATACTATATTTAAAAAGTCTTCAAAAAGACTTTAGCAATTCGCCCACGGGGGGCGAATTTAAAAAGATTGCAGCTAAAGCTACTCTCTTTATTTCAAAAAGTTTCCATAGAAACTTTAAGGGTTCAAGGATCTCTAGAAGATCCTTGAACTCAAAAAGCTGGTGATTACCGACAAAAGGCACTTAAAATACCAGAGGCAATAAATATTTCATATATAGTTTACTTACTAATGGCGCTGTACGTACTTATAGCAGTCATACTGAAACGACCATAACACAACTAGTCAGGAAAGGCTATCAAAATGACAACAGTAAATCCAATCGGACGTAGCAATTTACAATTTCGCCGCACAACAAAGCGGTATGGTAAACCAATAGGATCATTCTCTAATCACCAAGGATACCTTTCTGTCGCACGAGATGTAGCGTCAGGTCAATTCGTATCTCGGACTAAACTATCTATAGCTACTGTAGATCGTATTCGAAATGTAATCAAACTACGAGGTTTCAACTAATGGACAAACAAAATATCTTCTGGACAGCAGAAGGTGAAGTTGTAATAGAAATAGCTGGAAGGGCATTGATACTAAAACGAGCAGAAGCAGAAGCTCTGTTCGTAGATCTTGGTCATGTTTTACAAGACATGGCTGTATCTAATGACAAAGTGAATGATGGGTGACCTAGTAAACTTTGAAGATAGAAGAAGAGCTATTGAGTATCGTAGGATTGCCCAGCTCTTTAATGTTGTAGTCCACATAGGCACTAACGATGAATACGAAATCGACATGGAGTGCAATGAGGACTACGACACATGGGCAGTCTTCATGGGTCTAGAATGTCTATACGCTAAATATGGAATCGAGAATGGGTTCCTTGGAGATGATGATGATAAAAAGGAAGATGAGTAACTTCGATGTGACAATAACAATTACAAACACATTTAAACTTCCAGCTATTGACAAGGAGTCTGCTGTTCATCAAGCTATCGCACTGGGTATAGACGAAGTAATAAAAAATGCAGACTTCAGTTCATCAGTCAAAAAATCGGAGACAGATAATGACGGTTATAATTAATCCCGGAAGGGACGAAGTACAAGCAGTCTTCCTTAGGTCTGCACTAAAACTATCTCAAAAAGGTATCATGCCTAGTAAAGGTTTGACTAAAAAGAAACTAATGTCACTCGCATCTCACATCACAGGTAATGCTTACAAAAGAGGTCAATTAGATAATGCAATCTATGACCTGACATCTGTGATTGATGCAAACGAAACGGATATATATAACTAAAGGGGAACCTCATGCCTAACCATTGCTACCAGCAAGTCTTCCTTGAAGGCCAAACAGAACTAATTAGAGAACTATACAACAGTCTGGCATATGTTCAGCCACAATTCTTACAGACTATTATGCCAACTCCAATAGAATTGTTTACTTCAAAAGACTGGTCAGTATATGACTGGCGAGTTGAAAACTGGGGTACTAAATGGGAAGTCGCAGAAGTAGAAATAACAGATACTTCTTGGGATTACTCTGGTAATATCATGCCTAGTTACCTGATAGGTGATAAGACAAAAGAAGTCTTGCAGAACAATACAACTTCTACAATCAACTTCAATTGCTGGACTGCTTGGGGACCACCCACACCAGTCTGGGATAAACTCAAAAATCTAGGTGTGTTCGTAGATGCTGACTATCAGGACGAAGGAGGGATGTTTGAAGGTACATGGTTAGATGGTGTCAACGACTCATGGAACCCTGATGATGGAGAGGATGTAGAAGATGATAACAACTAATCAATGGGATGAGACAGTTGTCAAAGTTGAAATACATAAATTAGATAATGATCAAATAGCTATGGTAACTGGGATATGTAGAGAAACCCTAGATAGACTTGATATAAATTCATACTTTGACATGGAACTATCAATCATCCTCTTAAATAGAGATGCATTAGAAACCAATATAACAGAAAGTAAATAACATGGCTAAAGAGGCTGTACACATATCTGTAATGACAGGTAAACTACAAGGGCTGAGAGCAATCAGCACGAACACTAAAACAAATAAATATTGTAAGACACAGCACAAACAAGCTGTGGCTAAAGATTCAAATAATATTTGCAAGGTATGTTACAGTCACAAAATGCTAGATGGTTTCCGTAAGAATATGGCACCAGCCTTGCAACGCAACTCAGACCTTCTATCATCAAGACCTCTAGAACGTAGAGAGATACCAAGGATCAATGACAGTATATTCAGGTTCGATGCACATGGTGAGTTAATCAACCAGCAACACTTCGATAACCTGATGGCAATCGTCATAGATAATCCTTGGTGTGTCTTTACACTCTGGACTAAAAGACCACACTATGCGTCTAACTATATAGATAAACATGGTAAACCTAAGAACCTAATACTGGTGTTTAGTAACCCACTCATGGGAAGTATCATGAGTAAACGTCCAAAACACTTTGATAAAACCTTCAACAATGTAATGGAAGATCAACACCTTGATAAACAAAACTGTACTGGGCAAAAATGCCAAGACTGCAGATTGTGTTATTCTTTCAATGATGTTCATACAATAGTAGAAAAAGTTAAGAGGTACTAATGAAAACAATAGTACACGTTAATCAACATATAATAAAAAGCAACAGCAAAACAGGTTCGAAAGATCCTGTCTTGACTGTGAAAACATATAACTCAAACACTTACACAAACAGAGTTAAAATAGATGGGCCATGCACTATTGTGTATAGCCCTGATAAACCTCTGTCATGTGGTGCAAAAGTATGGATAGAAACACAAGAAGAGGTAACCTGTGAATGACTATGTATATGAATCAATATCAAGAACAAGCAATGAAAACTGCAATCTTTCCAGATAGCACAGACAACGAAGCACTATCATACTTAACTATGGGATTGTGTGGAGAAGCTGGAGAAGTTGCAAACAAAATCAAGAAATGTATCAGAGATGGTAATGACTACACTGGTATCTCAGAGGAACTGGGGGATGTCCTCTGGTATGTTGCAGTACTCGCACGTTATCTAGAATGGGACACAGCAAAATCTCTAGAAGAGATTGCCGCTGCTAACCTATATAAATTAGATCAACGTGCTAAGAACGGAACCTTGCAGGGTTCAGGCGATAACCGCTAATGATGGGGGTTTTGTTTGGATTTTGCATACTAATAGTAATTCTAGCAGCAAACATGAGATAGGATAACCAATGCAAAATAAGCTTAATATTCTTGAAGTAATCGTAGCAGTAATGGAAGATCAAATAGATAACCTACACGAAAGGATCAAGTCTATTGAGATAGAGCTAGGAATACAGAAAATCCTCACAAAACAAAAGGAAGATACTCATGGCTAAAAATCTATTAGGTAAGTCAAGGAACATGCAAGACCCATACGCTATATATAAAGGTGGTGGCTCATTCGGAGAAACTGAAATGAGACTGCTAAAAACTTATCAACTCCCAAAAAACGAATCAACAAATCAATATGCTCGTTGGTTCATAGCAGTTAAAACAGATGCAACCTTTGGTAGTTTTGACATGGGTGACAGTTACATTAAAGAAGCAACAGATGGTCTGCTACTTACCTATGCTAGTCCAGAGTTCAAAGAACAATATCAAGCAGAAACAGGGAACCATCCCTAAATTATAACATACAGAGGTAATAAAACAATGACAGCATTTATAGCAGCAATCGTACACGTAGGTATCGCCTTAGGAGTAGGTGTAGCCGTAATCGACATCAGTACAAATGTGATCACTACAATCTCGTCTGCCTTCTAAAACAATGCCATTTACAATTGAAGAAGAGTTTCACCAAACAAGAATAGTAGTCATGGATGACTCCGGTGACGATCTCGATGTCGATTTGATTATAGAAAACGCTGGCGAATACGAGGGATATGTATCGTTACGTCAGTACAACAATGATACTGAGTGCTACGAGATAATAACAATGTCACCAGACATGTTTAAAGATCTAATAAAATCCTGGGATTCCCCAGCAGGGTTCCACGGACTACTATGGGAATAAAAAAAGACCCCAGAGACTCACACAGAGTCTTTGGGGTCTAATAGTTACTAACCGACAAACCGCACTTGCTGGTTTTTTTTAAAACCGACAAAGCGCACTGGCAGTTTCTTGCAGAATCTTACACGATCCGCAAGGACTTGAGTTTACTGTCAAGCTCCTCATCAGAGAGAACTTCAGTGCCTAGCTCTTCAATTTGAAGCTCTCTGCGCTGTAACTTAGGTTGCTCATACTCTGCAATCTTTGATGCAAGATCACTAGCAGTATCAAATTCTTCCTCATCTAATGCTTTAAACATCAGGATCTTCAAGACATCTAAGGAGTTCATATCTACATGATCAAGTACATCTTCCTTATATTTCTTCCAGTCTCCCATGCTCATCTTCAAGGCTTGCCTAGCATCACTAGATGCTTTACGAGAAGCTGCGGATTTTAATTGCATCTCTTTAGCATTGTCTTTAGTGAATGAGGGAGCTAAATTCTTGAGACTATTAGGATGTATTCCTTTGGTCATATAAATTACCTCTTATAGTGCTAAATGAATTCGACCACAGGGGTCGAATTTTTAAAGAGAATAAGTATCTCTTCCTATAAGGAACTTAAAGAAAGGGCATAAAATGTCAGACATAGTAAAAGAACCATCACATTACACAATGTGGAAGATAGAACCTATAACATTCATAATGGATAACCACTTACCCTTCCATACTGGTAACATCATCAAGTATGCCATGAGGGCAGGTTACAAAATCTATGAGGGTGAAGACGAAATAGGTTCAGAAATAACAGACCTTCGTAAAGTCATGCGGTATGCAGAGATGCGTATAGAACAACTCGACAGAAACATGAAAGATTACATCTAATGGGTGAATTTAAGAAAATACAAACAGAAATTGATGAAATTGTAAGGCTAACGTACATGCTAGGTGACTTCTGTACATCAAAAGGTTTCACAGAAATTGTGTATTCTAAATGTTTAAATGCAAATATCAACAGTGAGTACATGAATTACGCTAACAAAAAGATATCGGAGGCACTATATGAATTGGATTAGCAAAGTAGCAGAAAAACTGCGTAGACGAGTAAACATTAATGCAACAGTTCGTGAACTGCATATGTTAAATGACTATCAGCTTAAAGATTTAGGCATAATGCGTGGTCAAATTGACAGTGTAGCTAGAGGAATCATAGATTTCCACAGATTAGTAAGAGATAAGTCAGAAGAAGAGCAAGTAGAAAGCATTCTAAGCTCTCCTGAAGAAACCTCTGAGGGTCTGAGTGGGTTCAAGGACATACAAGGGTCAAGGGATAAGGTATAAATCATGTGGATACTAATGTGGATGCAATTATTATCAGGATTGCAGGTAGAACACTACCAATTAGGGTCTTACACACAGAGAGATGAGTGTAAGAAGGCAGAATCTCGTGCTCAAGTAATGAAACAGAACAATGGAACAGCTATCTTTTGTGTAAAGGTAGATATAGAAAGGTTTTTAGATGATAATCGCAACGTATATTGATCATATGGGGAGTGACCTTTCAGTAGTTAATGCTGCAAGAGTTAGTTTCGGTAAGAAAAGTGAGTGGAATCCCGATTGGCGTGAAGATGAATACACTGAGCTATTACCTAAAGATAACAAGCTTATCAATTACTTAGCTAAACACAAACATATATCTCCTTTTGGTCACTGCTTCGCAAGCTTTCACATTAAGGCTCCAATCTTTGTAGCTAGGCAACTGGTGAAGCATAAGTTTCTACGTTGGAATGAGATCAGTCGTAGATATGTAGACAGTGAGCCTGAGTTCTATGAGCCTAGTGAGTGGCGTGGTAGAGCAGAAGATAAGAAACAGGGCAGTGATGGTGTAGTAAAGGTTGGAAAGATAGGTGACATTAGCTTAACTAATAAGGCTCTTTATAACAGCTTGCTTGATAGAGGAGTATGCCCAGAGCAAGCCCGTATGGTACTGCCGCAGTCTACCATGACTGAGTGGTACTGGTCAGGTAGTCTTGACGCCTTTGCAAGTATGTGTAGACTACG